CAAGCCCGGGTAGTTAGTTCTAGGGGTTTCAGCTACAGGAGTTTGAGGCGGAGTCACACCAGCCGTGGCAGTAGCGGTTCGCGCTTGGGCCAAGGCACCATAGGCAGCGCTCTGAGAGCGATGATATCGGTCATAACGATCCATCAGGGTCTTAGCTCGGGTATTCACAAAGCCAAAGATATCATTAATCGGGCCATTGGTTTCCTTTGCAAGGAAAGCCAGCCCGGCTAATCTAGTCTCTTCTTTGAAATCCTCGACCAAATCCTGAGGAATCTTCATGTCCTTAATCGCGCGCTCAATAGCCAGCGGCCATGAGGTAGCTAACTCTGCTCTCGCCTGTAACTGTGCGGTAGCAAGTTGAACTTCTTCTCGCTTAGTCTGCTCCTGTGAAGTATAGTGCTGGGTCACGGCCGACCGTGCAGCCTCAGAACGGGCTCTCGCAGAAGCATTCAATCGCTCCTGTTTACCTTCAAGGATGCTACCTTCGAGTTGCAACTGCAGCCTCTTCGCAGAAGCCTGATCCAGCTCGCGCTGGTATTCGTCAACTTTAAAGGTATCAGCCTTGATCTCGGGGATGCTAAGGGCAAAATTCGCTCGGGCGATTTTATCGTTGAGCGCCTTTTCCTCTTCCCCAATCTGGCTTAGTCGGGTATGATTAACTTCATAGGCTTGAACAAGCTTGTTAAAGTCTGGGTCTTGGTTAAGTAGCTGTGAGATGCCTGCATTAACTACGCTTTCCTCTAGTTGAATCGGCGCGTCAGGAGTTTGCTCCACCTGCGGTCGACTCTCCTGGGGGAGAGGTTGGAGAGTATTGGGATCATAGCCAAGCTCTCGAATCTTCTGAGCGAATTGTGCATTCCGGGTGTTGGTATCTAGGAAGCCTTTTGCAGCGGCCTCCGGGTCATTCCCATAAATACCTAGTGCTTTCTTAACCGCTGGATTATCTAAGATGGTAGGTGACGTGCTAGTCGCGGGGGTGTTTGCTCCACCCTCTGGAACTGTCGGCGTCAAAGGGGCCTCAGGGGCAGCCTGAACGTTTGCTCCGTCAGGTGCGGCTGGGGGTGCTTCGGGTACGCTTGGGGCTTCAGGTGCGGCTTCTACGATAGGGCCTGCGTTAAGCAGGGCTCCTAATTCCGCTTCAGCAGCGCTGGATGCGGCCCCCGGGGAAGTGAATTCAGTCAATTATTTTCTCCTTTTCGAACCCATTGCACTGTATAATTATACAGCATAATGGCCCTCTTGTCAATGAGTTACTTACTTAAGCCCAGCCGCCTGTCCATCGGCCTTGGCCTTACGTCTCTTTGCTCGGGCAACCTTCTCGGCTAGTCCCAGACCAGGCTCGTCGGCATCCGGGTCAGGGGTAGGACTGGGCTTCGGGCTAGGCTTGGCACTGGGATCAAAGTCCTTCTTAGGCTCGGCCTTGCCACCTTCGCCGATCTGCACTCCAGTAACCTCACCCTTTGCCGGGGGGGTCGCTGGCTTCTGCTTGGCAATTCGGTCTTTTAATTCATCTTGCGTTTCAGGCATTTAACTCGCTCCTTGCTGGGTCGCAGCGTTTGCTTGGGTTCCGGCCGGACCCTGATTAGTAGAAGCCGGGGCAGCTAGCTGAGCCTGCATCATGGACTGCATTTGCTTGGCCTGTTCCTGGAGCCTGTGGGCTTCGGAATGTGCCCGCCAGTAAAGTACCTGCTGTAGGGACTGGGGGTCCTGGGCTTGGAATTGCGGAGGGGTAGGCATGCCAGTCATGGGATCCATCCCAGGCTGAGAAGCCATCATGAGCTGTTGGTTCCATGCTTGGAAGATCTTGTCCTGGAGGCAAGGCGGACCAGGGACCATAATTAGTTGATTCAAAAGAAGATCCCAAGTAGCGGAGAGAATCTTCAGCGCCCCATCCCAATTGGCCTTGTCTTCCAGGTCTCGAAAGAATTCCCCCATAGCGTCAATACCATGTTGCTGGTAATGGGCTAGGTGGTCGTCTAGGGAGGGATCCACCTGAGGAACCCGCTGCTGATCGCGAAAGAAGAGGAACTCCCGCTCGGCAGAATCCTTCTGAAGGTCCTGCTTTTCAAAGAGCCCTTCCGGAGCCTCAAGTACCCGGGCAACTTCTCGAGCTAGCACTGGATCATTAGCCGGGGCGATAATTCCTTTATCCACAAGAGTTAGGACTAGCTCCTGGTTCTTGGCTTTGTCATCAAAATCCGCCTCAGCCTCTACGGAGACATTCGTCTCCCCAGCGATGTCCAGACCCATAACCGTCTGCCACCGCTCATCGCCCTGCTCGTCCTCAAAAGAGAACTCCCGGGGCTCGATGTAGAAGCCTTTCATTAGCTCTAGACCATGCTTCCAGAGTCTGCGGAGGGATTCCTTAATCCGGGCAATCCTAGGCTCACGCTTCTCTCCCGCGTAGGTCTTAAGGTACTGAATAGCTAGTGCGGCGGAGACATTCGGGGGGACCTGACCTTTTTCTACTTCCACGTTCCCGGCGTACTTCTCCAGAGAGCTAACCGTGTCTTCTAGTTCTTTCCAAACCCCGTCAGCAATAGTGGTATTGTTGAGCACCTGGGGCAGCATATTCGGCGCTTCAGGGTCCACGTCGATCATGGCAAACCTGCCGGGCACACCATCCCGGAGAGCCAGTTCTAAGTTATGACTCTTAAGTGCAATATATAGCGGCACTGCCATACGCTGACGAACCGACTGCGCCTGGCTTCTGATCTCATTGGCATTCATCTGGGGATCGAAGAGCAAGGTCCAGAGAGACAAACCCTGGAGATACCTTCCCCCGTCCTTAAGTTCCCAGGGGATGTAGTCAATCTCCACCCTAGGGAGTTCCTTACCGTTGGAGGTGGGAATCAAATACGGTCCATCCAGGAGGATCACATTCCCAGCTAGGATAATCGACCGACCCTTATTCAGTCTAAAGGTCGCCTTTCCGTCGGGGGTCTGCTGCTTTTCCATCCAGGGCTTTTTGTGCCACTCCTGAATTCGCACAGCCTCTCGTAGGATCTTGGCGTCCAGGATACTCCCGTAGATATCCGGAGCCCCCAGAATAGGGGAATACTTGGCAAGTACATCGGGTCGTTCAGGTTTAACCTCCGAGGCTTTGTCAGGATAATGCATCGCCACCCAGTCAAGGGTTTCGATATGGATCTCCCGCCATTCATTAATCTCTCCCGGAGCCATCATAAAGCCCATGTTCTTAGGCATGATGTCGTAGACTGAGCGAACCGAGAGCTTCCAGTCTCCCAAAGGTTGCATGTCACCCAGGGGCTGACCTAAGGCATCCTGTCCAGTCGCTGCTTCCTCCATCGTCGCCTTGAAAGGCTGGAGCGGAGGATAACTATTCACTCCCATGTCATCCACGCACTGAGGGCATGCCTGGGCCTGGAAGTCACCGTCGTTGCCGAGAGGCGCAGCTTGCCCGCCTATCCAAGGAGCCTGTGGAGCGCTGCCTACTGGGATCGTCGGGGAGGCTAACTTAAAGTCACACCCAGGCTGGGCACAACCCATTGCCCCGGGCTTCGGTACCATAGTCGTCTGATCCCAACGCTGTTCCCATTCCGACTTAACCCAAGCACCACCGTAGACTGGAATATGGTAGTACATAAGCTGAGCTTGCTTATCCCATTCCATTTCCCGGAGCCTGTGCCGCAGCAAATCAGTCGCCTTCTTCGCGCCTTGCTTGGTGCGATAGTTGGGATTCTCCGTCTTCGGTGAGACCTTCGGACGGTAGTTAGGTCGGCCAATTCTGGCAGACTCATTCGTCCTACTCCCATGGCCTTCGTTAAAGACCGGCGTGGGTACGTAGTTGGCATCGCTGGGCTCATAGTAAATACTCGCCCACTGGGACATAGCGCCTGGACCATCGAAACCAGAAGGTCCCCGCTGAAGCCACTGTAGACCCTGGTCGAAAAGTTCCGCTCTACGCCACTCACTTCTCCACTTAGCATACAGAGGATGCTCGTAGTAAGTCCCCTCTTCAAACCTAGCCTTCGCCTCGTCGATGGTTAATTTCCCAATCGGTGGAAGCGGTTTATCAGATGCCATTAGTTCTCCTCAGCACGCCGCTTGGCAATCTCTGCTACTTCAGCAAACGAGAGCTTCGGCTTGTATGTTAGTCGGGTAGGGTGGACGAAAGGTTCAGCCGGGGGGCCATCTTGGGCAAGGGGTTCTCGGGGATACAGGGTCCGATAAGCAGCCTTGTCAGCCAAGGCCATGTTCTGCTTAACCAACTCAGCTACCCTTAGTTCCAACCTCTCCTTGTCCTGCCTAAGCAAGGCAATGATCTCGTCCTTTAAATCCGGCTTTCTTTCAAACATTACAGCGCCCCTTTTTGCCCCTTCTTCTTCGCCTTCGCGTGCTTGGCTTCCATAGCCTTACCCTTAGCAGTTTCCTTATTCCCGTGCATCGCGCCCATGGAATTCATAATTTTATAAGGCACATCTGACTTTGCACCGTATTGATCTTTAAGTTCAGCTTCTAAAAATTTCGGCATCTTTGATTACCTCTGAAATCTATCCCCTACATCTAAGTCACGGTCCATGCGAGTCTTCCATAAGTCCCGCCGGTTCCACGTTCTGAGCCGTTCTTGGGCACGAGAGGCTGCTTGCTTGGTGGCTTCTGGGAAAGCATCCAGATCCCGATCGCTTTCCAGGATAGCAATCAAGGCATTCCAGTCCCCGGCGATGTCTTCTTGTACTGGCTGCAGGTCGTGCGAATCCATAGTTCCCCAGGGGGTGTACTCGAGTGAGCGGAGGGAGTGGTCCTTTTCTAGGAGATTCAAAAAGCCTCTAAGTAGTTGCATCTTCCGAGCACTCCGGGAACTT